GGGTGGATTGTCCTCCCAGAGCAAATGCGCCACATTCAGACCAATGACGCCAAACAGGATGCGCGGATTGATCTAATGAACCAAGAGAACCAGACCCGCAGCGAGACCTTGGCCCGAATTGATGAGCGCACAAAAAGAATCGAAGATTACTTGAAATCCAAGGGATTCTAGTCTAACCTTAAACCATGAAATCATTCCTTGCCACCCTTCTGGGTATTCCTTCCAAAATCTGGACCTTCTACGCGCCCATCCTCCGCGAGCTTTTTGCTGACGCAGCAGCGTCCCTCCTCCCCCTTGCTCTGGATATCGTCCGCGAGTTGGCCGACACCAGTAAGACTGGCTCGCAGAAACGAGAAGCCGCTGTCAAAAAGCTAACCTCTGCCGCCATCCGTAACGGGATTGATGCCTCCGAGTCCCTGATTCGCTTCACGGTGGAATCGGCAGTTCAGCGGACCAAAATTGAGGGCTAATACCAAATGAAAGATAAAGTTTTGGCATTTCTGGTCAGTAAGTTGGGGGGGTTCCTCACCCCGCTTATTGCCATGGTGGTTGCCACAGTTGTGTCCCGCCTCGCCATGGTTGACCCCAAGCTGGCCGAGTCTGTCGATCAGGTTAGCCTCACAGGCTTCCTTGTTGCCCTTCTTGTATCCATCGTCAACTACGTCACCAACGAGATCAACGCCAAGGGCGTCAAGAAGATCCAAGCCTTGGTCAATACCGATGTGGATGGGGTTGCTGGGCCGATCACCTACACCGAAGTCCGCAGGGCTGTTGAGGTCAAGAAGCCCGCAACCAAACGCAAGCGCAAGTGAAACCCCTTAAAGATGAAATCCTCAAAGCCATATTTACCAAAAAGCGCGAAGAAGATCGCAGAAGTTTCCTTTTCCGTTTACTCAGTTCCATCCGCTTCTGGGTCAAAGGGAAGCGGGGCGATGATGGAAAGACTTCCGTCACCATCGGAGTCCGAGGTGGAGCGGATTTCTAGGAACTGGGACATTGGCAGGCGCGTTTGCAAGTGGTAGAATTAGTGGGTGAGTAAGCCCCATGTGGAAATTAATCCAGAAACTCTTTGGCTCCAAAAGCTCCGATACTGGCCCAGCGCCGTCCTCACCGAGCTTGCCCTCCGCATTAGAGGAGAACTCCAAGCCCGAAGCGCCGAAAGAACCCAAGCCTGCTCCCAAGCAGAAGACGCCCAAGGCTCTTGAGAATCTTGCCAAGATTGCCCTATCCCAAGTCGGGGTGAAGGAGTCTGGCGGAAACAACAACGGGGCCAAGATCCGCAAGTACCAATCGGCAACCAACCTCAAGCCAGCTTCATGGCCTTGGTGTGCGGCGTTTACGGGTTGGGTAATTCAAGAGTGGCTCAAGGATGAGGAGAATGCCGAGTGGCTGGGGCTAAAGGTGATGACTCCTGACAAGTGGAGACCCAAGACCGCAGCGGCGTTCGGGTACATCGATTGGGCAAAGGGGCGTCCCGCTACCACCAAGGTCTTGTCTGCCAAGGCCAAGCCCCAAGTTGGGGACATTGTTATCTTTGACTTTTCCCATATCGGGATTATTACCAAGGTTGGTGATAAAAGTTTTCAAGCCGTGGAAGGCAATACCAATGGTCGCGGAACCAGAGATTCAACATCTGGGGACGGCGTTTGGCTCAAGACCAGAAAGTCTTCATTGGTAAGGAATTACGTCAGAATCAACCCGTCAACAGCGCGATGAAAGACCAGCCCAAACCCCGAAAGAAAAAGATCTACCGCAAGCCCGAAAGCCAAGATTGCTATGCCTGTGGCTCAAAAAACATTGAACGAATGACAATCTCGCATGTCGGAGTTATTCGTATATGCAAAGATTGTCGGGAACAACAAGTCTGAACCAATGGCCTCTCACGACAAGAGACTCCAAGAGGTATTGGACAAACTGGCCAAAGAGCTTGTGGAATATTTTGATTCGGGCTTTATTGTTGCTACTTTCCAAGACGGCCCCGAAACCAAGAACGCTTTTCTCAAGTTCGGCAATGACTACGCCATTGAAGGAATTGTCTCCAACATCCATGATATCCTCTATGGACAGGATGAGGACGAGGATGACGATGACTTGGATGACGGGGATCTTAAAAAAGTAATCAAAGACAGTTAATACAATGGCCAATGGATCTCTATCCTTCACCCTTCCAGAAGAGCAAGATGAGTTTGAAAGAGCTTGCAAAGCAGGCTGTGTTTATTCTGTTCTTAGTCTTTTTGACAATGAGCTTCGCAGCCATCTTCGCCATAATTCTCATCCCGATTGGGATAGCACAACTATTGAAGAAGTTAGGAAAATTCTGTATGACCTGATTGCCGACTACGGCATCCAGATCCACTAACCACACCACCACACAACCTATGACCACCGTCTATGTATGCGGGCCGATGCGCGGCCTGCCCCAACTCAACCACCCCGCCTTCTTTGAGGCCGAAGAGACTCTGTTAAAGCTGGGACACAAAGTAATCAACCCCGCAAGAATGGATCAAGTTCTTGGGCTAGATCCCCACAACTCTCAGATGGACGGCAAGTTCATTGAGGAGGCGGCAAGGCGCGATATCGACGCCGTCTTTGAGTGCGACGAGTTGGTTCTCCTTCCGAAGTGGGAGAAGTCCAAGGGGGCAAGGGCGGAGGTCGCCGTAGCCCAATGGCTGGAAAAACCCTTGCGTCTTTACCCATCTATGGTTAAGTTGGAGAAAGAAGATGTGTGCGACATTGCCAAACGTCTTACTTCCTATGATCGCCAAACCGACTACGGAAGCCCGATTGAAGACTTTACCAAACAGGCCAAAATGTGGGGAGCCATCCTTGGAGTGAATGTGACTCCGCAACAAATCGCCATGTGCATGATCGCCGTGAAACTCTCCCGCCTCACCAACTCGCCCCGCCATCGTGACTCAGTCGCGGACATCTGCGGGTATGCGCGGTGTTTAGATCTCTGTAACCAAGCAACCTCTTTATGAGCAAAAAAATAGCCGTCCTTTCGGACTTCCACTGCGGCCATCGTGTCGGGCTTACCCCTACGGGCTGGTTGCCCGAAAAAGACGAGAGCGGGGAGATCCCGCTTTGGGCGCAAATCAACAAAGCCCACTGGACATGGTATGTTCGCGAGATTGCTCGTAATGGCCCCTACGACATCGTTTTCGTCAACGGGGATCTGGTGGATGGCAAGGGCAAGAAAAGTGGGGCTACGGAGCTTTTGGCTCCCGACATGGAAGATCAAGCCGATATGGCTACCAAGATCATCCGCATGGTTCCCAAGACCAAGAATTGCAAGATCGTTATCACTAGGGGAACCCCGTACCATGTGAGTTCCAGTGACGGGGAAGACTGGGAGAACGTCATTGCGGAACGAGTCGGAGCCACCGTGACCGACCATGCATGGGTGGAAGTCGAAGGAATCGTCTTTGATCTCAAACACCACCCAGCAGGAAGCTCGTCATTGCCCCACGGGCGGCATACAGGAGTGGCCAAGGATCGCCTATGGAACGCCATCCTCGCAGCAGAGGGCGAGCAGACCAAGGCCGATGTCCTTATTCGCAGCCATGTCCACTACCACAACTTCGCGGGAGGGCCAGACTGGATTGCCATGACCACCCCAGCATTGCAGGGGGCGGGTAGTAAGTTCGGAGCCAGACGTTGCTCTGGCAAGGTGGACTTCGGCTTCATCACTTTCACCGTAGACAAGGGCACATTCTCATGGAAACAACACATAGCAAAACTGGTAGAACAAAAGGCTCCGCTCCTAAAATTGTAGTCCCGTCATGGGACAGCCTCTGGGAGTCTTTTACAAACAACAACACCCAAACCACCATTGAGGCGATGAACGCCGAAGGATGGAGGTCTGTGGATCAGGTAATGAGCGTCACTGGACTATCCAATTCACGCATCTACAACATGATTCGTGAAGGGAAGTTCGACTGCGAGAAGAAGAGGATCAAGAAGGACGGCGGTCCTGCAAGGATTCTGAGCTTCGTCAGGCCGAAAGTTACCACTTCCCAATAGGGCACTTTTCGGTAGCCATACGGAGCTTGGCCCAAGTCGAGCATCCGCACTTCATACAGCGACCCGTTCCCCGAAGAGCGGTTGCGTTCCAAAATTCACAAGAACGGCAAGCCTCGTATCTCATGTTTAAGATGTGGGGTTCTGTCAGTTTGAACTTTCCTCGCGTCCAATTTATAGCTGCACCCGCCGCAGACTGAGCCATCGCGGTTAATGTTGGCTGTTGCGCGTTAAGCGGATCTTCTTCGGTGGTGGGAGGCTCTGTTCTTTCGTAGCAGTAAAATTTCCCCCATTTTCCTTGGGGACATGAAGCGCAAGGATCAGAAAAATCAACCTCACAGTCACAGGCGCACGACTCCCTCCTCTGCTCCACAACTATAAGGGGAGCCTCTAAAAATGGAGATATTTCTGTGATTTTAGCTTGGGTCTGGTGGCTCATATCCTCTAATAGCACTGTATTTGTATACGGAAACAGTTTTCACTTCGTTCATTCCCGCTATCAACTCGTAGTTTGGGCTATAGATAAAATTATCGCATGATTCG